CCGTTTCCTCCAGTCCAAAGGTATTTACAAGGGCCTCCACGATGCCGTGGGCCACTTGGTCGGCGAACTCCTCCGTCAGGATCATCGGCGTGTCCGTGGTGCTGTCCATAAAGCCGAACTCCCCCAGAATGGCCGGCATGTTGGTATGGTAGATCACATACCAGTTCTTTTCCGGCGTCGGATCGGAGCGGTTGCCCGTTAGCCCCGTATTGGCCGCTGTTGCCTTGTATACGGCATCCTGCAGGGTATAGGTGGTCTTACTCCCATTGGTGGGGGCAAACACCACGATACCCCCTCCTGAGCGGCCAGAGATCCCCGCATTGTGGTGGATAGAGACATACACATCTGCGTTGGCCTTATTGGCAGCCTTGACACGGTTGGCAAGGGAGATATCCGTCTCCCCGGTCACATCATCCACCCGCATCGTCTCACAGTCGTACCCCTCCAGCAGCTTCTGCACCTTACCGGCAATGCGGGCGTTCAGTACCCACTCCCGGGTCTCCTGGGGGTCAATGGACTTCAGGCAGCGCTTCCCTGCTGTATATCGTCCATGCCCTGCATCAATACAAATTAACATCGTTCATCCTCCATGGCAGCAAAAAGCAGCCCTGTCTCTTGACAAAGCGGCCTGGATGGATATAATGAAGATAGAGGGGCGCTGCGACAAGCGGTTAGCCCGTACGCTTTAGGAAGTCAAGACCGAAGCCTTGAAACCGTCACCGTGCAGGGTGGCGGTTTCTGCCTTTTATCCGTATCGTCACCGTATATCCGAGGATATGTAGTGTGATCGTGATAGGCATATGCCTCACCCCCTCTCGGGTGGTGTGGCCAACCGCCTGCCGTTGTTGCAGCGCCCTATGCCTATCTTACACAGACCGCCGCCTTTTGTCAATTCCTGCCGCCCTCACCGGGCGGCTTTGTTATGCCTTTCCGACCTCCAACATCATGTCCCGGTCAGGGTAGGCGTTCACCAGCTCGTCATAGTGATTCTGGATGAATTTCCGGATACCCTCATTAGTCTCCTGCCGCTGGTCAATGGTCAGCTCGTCCCACTGCTTTTTCAGGCCCTCGAAGTCCAGGTTCACGGGGCAGTGATTGTTCTTGCCCTTCATGATGTCGTCCAGGAACATGGGCAGGCCCACATTCAGAATGTCGGTGCCGTTATTCGCCTCGTTGGTCTTGAAGATCTCGTAAGTATACTGTTTCAGGTTCATGTTTCTTTCTCCTTTCAATTTTCAGCTGTCAGCTGCTTGTACACCTGATTAATGCCAGTAGCCGCCAGGCCGCTCACAATGCCCACGGCAACTGCTGTCAGGATATCTCCTGCCGGGAAATCGGGCACGCCTGTCAACATGGCGGCGGGGCCGAGGATAGCCCCTACAACGCCGCACACAATGGGAATCCACTTGTTGTCAATGCCGCTGGCCTTGACGACCTGCCCCACCAGGAAGCAGATCACCGTAATTGCTGCCACACTGGCAATGCCCAAAGATGTCAAATCCATTTACTCTCCCTCCTTTCGTTCTAAATCGGAAATCCGATGATTGATGACTTTGATCTGCTCCTCCACCACGGGCATCCGTTTGGCAAAGTTGTTGTGTTCCCGGACTTCACGGGTCAGCTCCTCCAGTTTTGTGTCCGTGATCGCCTGTTGCTTGCTGTTGGCCACCAATACACCAAGCAGGGTCACGCCGCCCGTGATGAGTGCAACAATAATACTCTCCATTCTAATTTTCGCTTTCTGTGTGGTTTTGGGGTTATACTGCGACTTCTCCCGTGATCTGTTGGTATTCCCCGGATGTAATCACACCATCAGACACTGCCTGTTTCAACCCGTCCTTTGTGACCTTTCCGCGACGATACAGATTCTCCAATGCTTTCGCTCTTACGCTCATATCACATACCTCCATACATGATTTCATAGGCGGCCTCCAGATCGGTGGGCTTGCCCATCTTCACGGTGCAGGTGCCGTCCACATGGACTGTCAGATCTCCCCGGATGCTGAAATCAGAATTGTCAAATTCGGTCTGCTGGTTGGTATAGGTCTGTTCGCCGTTTTCATCCACAACCGGATTTCCCTCTTCATCCATCACGGGGACCATCTCCTCATTGACGATACTCCACGCAACGCCGTCAGGGAACAGAGGATTCACGGTGGCAAAATCGGCTTCCATCGTGACTGCCTTGCTCTCCCGTCCGTCCCATTCCTTATCGGACATTCTTCCTGCAATACTAGCAGGATACAGGGTATCGTTTACCTTGACATAAATCATATTTGTACCTCCTTTTTAGTTAGAGCTCAATCCCGCCACCGCCAATAGGTTCGTTAGTCGATCTATAAGCGCGACCTGCAGCAATACTATCTCTCCCATATTGCTCCGTGTATTCATAATGTATGTAGTTAATGCCAGAAATTACGGTATCGTCGTCTCCTGCACATGTATAAGCGGTGGTATTGTAAGAACTATTTGCCCACTCATACCAAGTCATACCTTCTTCGGCGTTATATAAAGTTCCGTCGATTGTAAAGGAAATCATCGTTGCAGGAGGAATATCACCCCCCACCCCACCTATGTCATTGAACCCTTCAAGAGATGGGGAGTATTCGAGATGGGCGTAATACGAACTATCATACCGATTTCCACCAACTACCCAGTAGCCGTTGAGATATGCAACACAGTTGGCTTTAACTAAATAATTATTATCAGTAGTTAGCCATAACTCTTGCTCAGTCCATGGACCATCTAGGCTTGTTGCATAGGCAATGTATGCACCTTCATTACTGTCTGCGTTGCGTTTATATCCTGCAACCACCCAATGTCCTTTATCGTAAGTGATGCTATTTATGCCACCCGGACTGTAAACACCTCTCCATACATCCTTAACCTCCCACGCAATGGTCGGCATTGAATTTTTTGAGTAAGCAATTCGGCCATAATAATAAGCGCCATCAAAATAGATTCCACCGACCACAAAGCCACCATTTGCATAAGTGACACAGGTGAGGTGACTATTCCCATATGCGCCACTATTAGACCATAAAGTAACTGCTGTCCATCCAGAACTAGAAAGATCTGTGGTATATGTTAACACAGCTTCATAACCGCTTCTTTGGCCTACCATCATCCAGAAGCCATCGCCGTATGCAATGCCGTTAATTGCATTGTCCGAAGAATTTTGCCACAAATTTTTTTGCGTCCATGTACCATCAAGGGCAGTTGCATATGCTATACGAGCATATATGGTACCACTGTTCCTATATTTACCACCAACTACCCAATATCCGTTTGCGTAGGTAATGCAGTTAATAATGTTTGCATTATAGGAATTGCCCCACACCATTTTGTACGACCAGCTTCTGGGTAAGTCTGTAGTCCATGAGATACGAGCAAAGTATTGACTGCCATTCTGAAACTTTCCACCAACTCCCCAGTAACCATTAACATAAGTAATGCAAGTTATAATGCTGTCGTTCCCGCTCCACAAATCTTTAATTGTCCATGTACCATCAAGGCTGGTTGCGTATGCGATTCGAGCATAGTATGTGTCACTATGATACTGACCACCAACCACATAATAACCATTTGCGTGTGTAATACAAGTTATAGTACAGTTCTCGTCATCACCCCACAAATCCAACGCCGCAGGAGGCAGAAGAAATGAAATATCGTATTCTGCTCCGCCAACCAACACTTTCCCGTTTTTCACGCTGTAAGAAGTGCCGTCTACTAAGGTAACACCGCCTGTGATTTCATGTTCCGTGGAATCTATCAGTGTTTTATGTGCCATGGTATCACCTCACTCATAGGTCCATGCAATTTGACCGTTAACGGTTGGCGTAGTCTCAGAAGCGTTCAAGGAAGTATTACGCACCTTCGCCGTGGTAGGCGCACTGTCTGCGGCAGCTGTGAGCGTGCCTGTCATCGTGCCGCCAGTAATTGGCACGGCCCCCACCTGCGTTGCAGTGTAATCACCGCTCTGTGGGATAACTGCACCTGTTCTGCCATCGAAACTCTTCACCCCAGGCGCATCCTGCGCCACTGCCTCTCCCGATGCGTCGAACCCCACCACCTGCCCCTGAGTGCCGGTGAGCTTGTCCTGCTTTTCATTGGCCAGCGCCTGCGCCAATGACGGCAGGTTGTCGCTGTTTGCGTCCTCCGGCACGGCCACTCCTGTAGCGCTGATGGCAGAGATGGTATTCTGCACATTTCCGCTGATGCGTTCAATTTCGCTTTGAATACTCATGTTCCACCTCTTTTTTCAAATAGCCGCCAACGCATCTTCAATATCGCTGCTCAGGCTTATAGAGCCTCCTGAAGTGTATCCAGCAGGTACCGAATACGAGGTAGTCGTCAGGCCGTCAATCGTCCCGGTTACAGTTCCATTATTGGCCATCGTTCCTTCTATCTTCTCGCCGTCTACATAAGCAGTCGCACCGTCAAGAATCTGTGCTGCGGTAGCTGTTGCATCAGAAGAATCTACATACTGGGCAGGGATTGCCTCAACCGTCACAGAGGATAGGAGTTTCCCTTCCGCAGGGCTGATGATCTGTTGAGATGTGGTTGGGGTGGCCGTCTTTGTCTCGGTGGAGATGGATACCGTCCCGCTTCCCGAATGGTATCCCTTTGGAATGGTATAAGATGCTTCTCCCGCTGTGAGCACTTTGGAGACAGCGCCATTGTTGGTCATGGTTCCTGTCGTGACTCTCCCGTCTGAGGTTACAATTACCTTCCCGGTAAGCACATCCCCAGCCGCTGCTGTCACGCTGGATACATCCTGATAGGCCGCCGGGATAGCGGACACTGTTACATCAGACAGGCCGTAAAAGCCGCTGTCCGGGGTGATGGCCTGTTGCTGTTTTGTGGGCGTGACGGACTTGCTCTGGAGCTTATAGTTTCCGCCGCCGGCAACACCGGACACCGTACCAGAGCCGTTATGGTATCCCTTGGGGATGGTGTAGGTATCTCCCTCCTGTACCTCTGCGCTGACAGCACCCTGGTTTACAATGCCGTCCACCGCGGCGGCCAGAGTATCCAGATTTGCGGCAGACTCCGCAAGGCCAAACTCGATCATCTTATTCCGGATGGTATTCCGGTCAGTCTGGATGCGGGAAATTTCGGTTGCAATGCTCATTGTGTATCTCCTTTCAAATCGTCCCCAACAGGATTTCAATATTCCCAACTGTGGAATAGACCGCAGCGGAGGTAATGGGCAGCGTGTTGTCCTGCTCTACATCCTCCGCTGTATCCACTTCAAGGGTATTCCCGTTCACTTTCAGGCCGTGCCCGATTTCATACCCTATTCCTCCGCCGCCCTCCGGTAACGGTATATCAGATTCCTCATATTCTCCTGTGTCCGGATCATAAATCATCCAGCAACCATTGGGGCCGGGCTTTGGCGGATTATTGTTGATCGCAATGATGTTTTGCTCAACCTGCGTAAATTCTGATGGAACAGTGGGCCATTGAGCGTCTCCGGACAGGGAGGACGGAATAAAAACCTGTATGGAATTGCTGTGCCGCACAACTTCGCCCTGCATACCTTTCAACTGCATGGTGTAATATCCAGAGAGCGGAAGCATGTCTTTTGTCAGCGTTGCACCCACCCCTCCATCAACTGGAGAAAGGGCGATAATGTTTAGTTTACCGCTGGCCTCGACAAGCATTGCCCAAGTCCATCCGTCTGGGATATCGCCCAGCACTGTTATGGCGCGGGATAGATTATCGTATTGCATAGCGATAGGTGCGCCACATACAGAGATAATCCAGTTATTAAAGGTTATCACTCGCCCGCCACCTCCACCGCCGTAATCTCCCCGGAATCGTCTACCTTGATCTGAAATCTTTTACTGCTTCCGTTAGTGGATGATGGAATAATTACTGTGCCATTGATGACATCACCTACAGCTCCATCAATCTGTTCACCAGAATAAATACTTGTGTAATATCCGGAAGGCTCCCCCTCCGCCAGTGTGTTCACACTCATGGCTGCTATTTGGTTCTCGAGGATTGACAGTCTTTGATCTATCGTCATTCATTACACCACCATTCTGCGCCTGTTTTTGTCAAGGAAGTATTTGTTTTGGGCGGTGACAAATGGACCGGATTCCTGGGTCGTTTTAACTCCATAATAAACAATAATACAGCCCGGCATTCCACTGCCTCCAGCCCCTCCATTGCCGCCAGAAACACCAACAGACATTGCTCCAACGCGAGCTTCAAATGATACCTGGCTGGTTTTATCATTCACTCTCGTTGCAGATCCGCTGACAGATGCTGAGCCTGTGTAGGACCCAGACGCTCCTGCTCCTCCACCGCCATGGCCACCGCTTCCCGAAGAACCATAGGTCTCTCCATTTCGTCCATTTGCACCGGTTCCTCCGAGTCCCCCAGCAGCGAATCCGCCTGCTGTGGATGCACTAAATGCATTTATACTGTTACTATTCATAACGACGCGTCCGCTTCCACCATTTCCTCCTGGATTGTCCTCAGTACCTCCACCCGCACCACCACCTCCACAAGCAGAAACTGTAAAAGATGCTGAACTTGTGGTCTTTATTTCCAGGAAGGAGATCGTTGTATCATACCGCTGAGAATCCCTTTTTGAGTCACCCTGAGCGCCTGCTCCTCCTGTTGCTGTTGCCACATCCTCCCCATTTTGTCCTCCACTGCCGCCATTTCCACCCTTTACGCCGTCTGACCCAGGAAGTGCATAGGTTATCCCCGTTGTCAAGTCAGTATAACCGTTTGGCAACTTCCCCCCGCTTGCAGAGGTATATTCCCCAAAAGTTGTCTCCCCTCCCGCTTGTGTTGAGTCGTTTCCTGCATCTCCACATTGATACGCAAAGGCCTGCCCATCTGTAAGCTCAATATCGATTTCATATACTGAACCTGCAATTCCTGCAGTTCCGCCGTCTCCACCCTCTCCTGCTGCGGTTGCTTGGAAACCTGAGGTTGCAGAAAGGCTAATGTTTTCTGTCTCGCCAATTGCAATGCTGCTTGAATAAATAATTTTACCGCTCTGATCACTTTGGGACCTTGCAGAGTTTCCTGTCCCCTGTTTTCCATTTCCACCAGGTCCCCCGCCGCCAATCAAAACAGCATGAACACTTGTTGCTCCTTTTGGCGGGATCCATACTCCACTGCCTGTCAGCAGTTCTTTTTGATCGTATATGATAATGTGTTCTGTTTTCTTTGGCTTGAAATTTATTAACAGTGTTTCATCTGCTTTGAGTGTATTGGACATGGTTATATCTGCACTCTCAAGGCAAGCCGGAACAGCTTCCAAGTCGTATGGGTGCCATGCAGACAGCAGGTCGCCAGGATTCTCTCCTTGGTAGACAGCGTCTGTATGGATGGTCTCAATACATCTATAATAGTTCGCCACCTGTTCGGCGACAGCCCGGGAGTTGGCCAAGGAGACCAGCGTGGCCTCTGTAACAGTCTTGATGTTCGGCTCATTTGCGGTCAGAACATCCTCTGTAATCTGCCGGGTATTGTGTAAATAAGTCTTGCCGCTCAATGTACCTGAACCCGCTGACAGCTTGGCATAATTGGCGTTGCTGTCCAAAATCGTAAATCCTGTGGCTTGTAGATCATGCATCGGTTCGTCAAAGACTATAATATCCCCGTCCTGAGTTGTTCCTTCAAAGAGGCTCTTCTCTTCGGTTCCAGCTATGTACTGGTGCTCTGTGACGACCACCTGAGTCACTTTGGAAGCATAGTCCACACTGGGGCCCATATACATGCGGTCTCTGCCAAGAGTTCCGCTGATTCCGTCCCACAGCCCCTCAATGTGAAGCACGCCGTCCAGATCTGTTCTTATTGCAGCTCCGATAGCGAAAAGCACTTGGGCGAGGTTGTCTCTGGGCGTAGCAACAGGAAGCCATCCATAAAGAGCAATATCCCGCAAATTTGTCTTTACCACATATGGCACAGTACCACAAATACTTGGAAGAACCTCTGCTACGGTCTGCCCTGTATAAATCCCGCCATAGTGCAATCCCTCGATCAGGAAGCCAATAGCAGAGGTAGCATAAATCGTATAGTACACAGGCCCAATACGCGTGATGCTCTGTACATAGAAGATCCCCTTCTTTTCCCCGTTACTGTAATAGGTCAATGGCGCGTTTCTCTCGAAGTTCAAGATATCCTTATCACTGCACTCGACAGTGGCAGAAAAAGTGTTTGCCTCCAGTGAATCTGACATCAGAGACATGGCAAGGTACAAATTCCCACTCTTGATGTCCTTGTCCACAAATGTCCAGTTGTTGTATACGATTTTATTTCTTTCAATCATGTTTCCGGCTCCCTGTAAGGCGCAATGGCCGTAAACTGTACCTGAAGTCCATCCCAACGCTTCCTCTTAGCCACTTCACCCTTATATCTGTCACTCCCACCAGTAACCATGGCATCGAAAGTAATGGTACTCTGGCCATAGGGTAGTGTAATACGGTGGCTGTTTACCGGTGCTGAAATAGCCTGATAGAAATTGTCGTAATCTAAAGGATACTGTGGGTCAGGCTCTACCTGAATTTCATAGTCGTAGTAAGTCCCAACCATGTCGCGTCTGTACAGTCCGCTCAACATATCGCCAGCATTTTCTCCATCTTTGATTCGAAAGCTTCGGCTAATGGTCTCATAACGCGCCCGAAGATGGTAAGTCACATCATCCATTATGATACTGAACACGCTATCTTACCCCCTCTCATTTACCAAACTTACCCCGCGCCGCCGCGCCTCCTCGGAGAGGGAAAAGCTTAGGTTGCGAGTAAAGCTGTCCGTTGCTTTAACAATGATTGTTGTCGGCGCACTTCCGCCCCGTTCCGCAATCGCGTCGCCAGCGGCCTGTTTGACGGTGGAATACGGGGCCACGATCTCCGTTTCTCTGGGGTTGTCTCCCAGCACTGCCAAGAACGGATTATTGGGCGGAATAAGAGCGCCATTGGCCAGACCAGGAAGATCAGAGAGCATCGAAGAATCTGACGAGAGTAAATAGGCACGCGAAGTTCCACCTCTGTCATCAGATGGAATTTCCATATTGGAAGTCTCTTTCCCGATACCGAATAACTCCCTGAACCAGTTAATTACACCGCCAATCTTTTCCCCCAACCAGTCCAGCATATCTCCAAGCGCACCCACGGCATCCGTAATAAAATTGATCGCGTCGGCTCCAAACTTCGCCAAATCGGCCAGATATGGCCCAAAAGATTCCATGAACTGGGTCTTGAGATCTGCCACAGCCTGTCCCAAGATTCCCAGGGATTCATCCAGTTCGGCCTGTGCCTGTCTTGATTCCATGATCGCTTCATTATTCTCATAAAAGGTGTCGGCCGCTTCGCTGTATGTATCAGATAGAACAGCCATTAGATATTGCGCCCTGTTTGTTTCGTCACTCATAAGCGCAAGCTGGTTTGATACTTCCTCTTCACTCAGCCCAACCCAATTAAGCGCGTCAGCGAGGACGCCAGTAACTTTTCCAGTCTTGGCCGTCTCATTCGCTGCCTCGATCAGGGATTCTATCGGCAAGGATTCTCCAAATGTGCCATAAATACCAGCTGCAATTTCTGTCCATCTCGCAACATCCTGTTCATTTACTGCAAGCTGGGCCAGCAGCTGAGACGCTTCTGTTGCCTGACCGGTATCCCCTAAAATCTGATAGAAATCTTGATAAGCCTGTTTTGCTAATTCAGTGCTAAATCCAGCAGTCTCAAAAGCTGTATTTAACATCGCCATAGACTGTCTGTATTCTTCTGTCGCTTCATCAAGGTTCCATAAAGTACTTAGCGCATCAAGCCCTATGTCAACCAGCTTCATCAGGGCATTTCCAGCAAATGTGGCAATTGCTCCACCTGCGACACTAAAACCGCCCTTCATTCCTCCAGCTGAATCTCCGATGTCATCTAAGCTGTCTGATGTATCATCTGCAGTGTGTTCAAGGCTGTTAAGGCTCTGTTCAAAATCTTCGAGTTCTCTTTGCGCACTCTTCGATTTTGCCTTGGTCAAATCTAACTCTAAATTAAAGTCATCTAATTTGCTTTTTTCCAGCGTATCATCCAACTTCCCGGCGGCCTGTTCCAGAACTTCCACACGATTGGATGCCAATTCCGCAGCTTCAGCGAGAAGGCGCTGTTTTTGTGCTAGTAAATTAACATTTGTCGGGTCAAGCTTCAATAAACGCTCAACATCGCGAAGGTCTTTTTGCACGCGGGAGAGGTTAATGTCCGTCTCTTTCAACGCCTTATCCAGCTTAGTCGTATCCCCGCCGATTTCTATGGTAATACCCTTGATTCTGTTCGCCATATGCTGTCTCCTTAAAACCGGTCAAAGTCCTCCTGCGTGGGCATCTGGTTATATTCACATGTGTCGTTGTTCGCCTCGATCATCATGTCTGTCACCATTCCCATGGTAAGCAGTTCCAAATCACGAATTGGAATCCCCAGCTGTGCCGCACGCAAGAGGAATAGAGCCGTGGTCATTTCCCGGTCCGTTGACCTGCTTTTTTTTTAGCATTTGCGATAGTGGTGTTGTTCGCCCGCCAAAGATCAAACAACTGAGGGAACACCACATAGATAGAGAATGTGTCAAATCCATCCAGCCACTCCTCGACGCTTTTTGCTTCCAGATCTGGATTTGCATGTTTTGCCATAAGATAAGAGACATTCTCGAACACTTCCAACATTTGAGCGGGAATAGGGGCTTCTCCTCGTTCTGCCTTTTTCATAGCATCATGAACTGCTTTCATGTCCTGAATGATATCCCGGCCAAACTTGATTCTGTACAGTCTGGGAATAGCGGCGGTTGCCCGAAACTTGACTGCCTTACCGTCAATTTCAATGACTTTCTCCATTGTCAGCCTCCCGCGCCGGACACGGTGGGCTGCCATACCGTACCGTACCAACCGCTGTAGTTTGTGTCCGGTGTATCCGCAGTAGTCCGAGCCTTGATATTGCCGTTGGACAGTGGGGCGGCAGTAATGGTCATACTCTCTGTGGTCGGCTCCTTGGTATTCGTGGTGGTAGCCCCTGTTACACTGGGCCGTGTGCAGGTGCAGTTGTACAGCACATGTCTGGTAGCCTTCTGATCGCCGTCAAATTCAAAGAGTAGCGCAAATGCCTCAGTCTGGTTATCCACATTCTCTGTCAGCACCTTTGCCGTTTCATCCAAAGTCTCCTTCAGCACATCTGTACGGAAGGAATCCGGGATTAGAGCCACTTCCAATGTACCGCTGTACCCGCCATTGGCTGCCGCTACATAGTAGGCCATGTTATCGGCATAGAAAGTGGAAGTATCTCCCTGCGCATCCATCGTCAGATTGACTGCACCGGGGATAGGTACTGGAGTTTCATAGGTCGCGCTCCCGTCCTCTTCCGAGGTAAGAAGTGCATAATGTACATTTTTCAGGCCAAATTTGACCTTGTTCGGAGTATTAGTTGGCATAGTTACACCTCAATTTCATAGATAATTTCATAGCAGCATTCATCATCCAGGTATTCTTCAGATTTTTCCCAGCACAGGCCATCCAAAACAGCCTCCACCTTTGCCTCAGTCGCCGGGTCCTTCGCCTCTATGTAAAGTTCGATCGTGACACGGTTGATAACTTGATACACCCGGTCATCTGCGTCAAAGTTGTTTGTGTAGGAAAAGAGGTAGCAAAGGAACGGGAGGGGAGGCGCTTTGTCGGCCGGGAACGCCCGGTAGGCCACGGGAATCCTGGTTGTCTCTAAAAGGTCTTTGATTTCTTCCAGCGTCATGTATTCACCCCTTTACTTTTAGCTCTATCTTCCGTTGCAGCTCTCGTTCTGCAAACTGTTCTGCTGGCTTTATGTGTGGATAGGCTTTCGTCCTCCCTCCACCTACCAGAGCATGTCCGTTTTCCAATAGATGCGTCAAACGATAATGCTTTTTATTGCGGATGGCGATAAACAGCCCTCCCGGTGTTTCTCGAATCGTTGTTTGTCCCCAGCCATTTTTATAGTTCCCAAATCGTACAGGGCTTTGGGCCTTGACCTGCTGCACAGTGCTTTTGGCAACTTCTTTTACAGATTTTTTAACACCGTCTGTCACTTCGTTGGCGTAGTCCTCCAGTTCCCCGCGGACCGCCTCCAAAAAGTTGCTTACATCTACTCTCACGGCACAGCCTCCCTTTGGACTCCGGCTTTTCGCTCCAGGTACAACTCAATTTCGTCCGTGTCCCTCTGTAGATAGGTACGGTATACCGCGTATCTCACTCCATGCAGTTCTGCCTCGCTCTCCCCGCAATAGTTGACAATTGGGGTGGTAAAGACGATCTCGGGGTTATATCCGGCATGTCCGGCGTTATACCATTCCGCGCGGCTGACAGACTGGATTGATCCATAAACATCTCGCTTTTTCTCGGCGGTCCCTACAAAGTCGCCCACGGTGTTCTGCTTTTTCTGGATCAGCACAAGGGTCAGAACATCATCCATCCGTCGCCCTCGCTTTCTCTGAGAAAAGCCGGTTGTTCAGCGCCCACCTCAGCATCCGGGGCATACCGCCATTTTCCTCGCGCCGGCGGCGGTAGAGGTAAGCGGCGTACATTTCCACCAACATACCGTCGCCGGCGCTACAGTCCAGGGTGATACCCTCAGTTCGGATGTAGGACCTGGCCGCCTGGATCGTCTTTGTAAGATATGCGTCCATTTTGTCTGTGGAGATTTGCAGATCTACTTTGAGCGCCGTTAAAATTTCCTCGTCAACCAAGCCCTACACCTCCTATCAGGATGCCGCGCCGGTGATGGACAGGCTATAGACTCGCGTGGCGTTGCCCTGCTTGACCGTCACGGAGATGGGGTTAACCACAGAGGCGGTCAGGGTGGCGGTTCCGCCATTGCGCACTCGTTTTCCGTTTGCCACAATGTTCACAAGCGCTGTCGGCTGAGCAGCAGTAGCCTCAATCTTGAGAGAGTTACTGGTGGCAGTCGCAGAGTAGGTGTAGGTCTCCGGGTCAAAGGAAATGCTCGCACCAGTCAGTGCCAAATCGGCCAGCTGGGCATCGTTAGCGGTGTCTGCGGCGAAGTCCATAGCGGTAGTCACAGCGGTGTTGTTGATGTTGATGGCGACAAACGCGCCCGGGGTAATGGGCATTCCGTCGGCTCTCTGTTTTGCACGGAATACGGTGTTGTCCTGGAGGAACTGCACCTCATATGAGCTCTCGATAGTCATACCGCTCCGCTGAGCCAGCAGATACAGGTCTCCATAGCCGCCGATGATGTCTCCATCTGGGATAAACTCCAGAACATCGATATCACCGGTGACGATGGGCAGACTGCCAAACAGATTCGCCACGATGTCGCCGGTGGCGGTAAAGGTAATTAGCTTGCTCTTGAGGGTGGCATAGGTCTTGGAGTTCATAGCCCAGAACATGGTGCCGCGGTTGTACTTGGTGTAGGTCGCACCGGTGGCTTCCATCAGCGCGCTCCAGAACGCAGCGCCGGTCACATCTGCGCCTCCAATCTTGAGGATATTGCTCTCGTGCAGGTCCTCCCAAGCAGGGGCATTAGCCGGGTAGTCGCTGGGGGCGCTCTCCTGTGCCAGACGAGTGACAATGCCCAGCGGCATCCGGGATGCGGAGCCCTTTCCGTACAAAATTGCCTTGTCCATGGCATAGCCAATGCTCTCGGACAACATCTCCACAATCCAAGAGGCCAGATTGATGTCATTATCCTCCAGCAGGGAGTTGCAGATGGGCACATAGCCCGCTACCTTGTAGCCGTCAAGAGTGACTTGATTAAACACAAAATTCAGTTCATTGATCGCCCCGCACATCTCGGTCCAGACAGCTTCGGGAACAGTGCCTGCAATCGTCTGACGGGCCTGTCCGCTGACATTGCGCACCCGCACACGGTTCAGCAGCTTGGAATACCGGAACATATTCTCCGCGATCAGTTCCAGGAACACCACGGGAATAGTCAGTTCAGCACCGGTGATGGCGCGGCTCTGACCTTTCATTCCCCGCAGCTGGCCCAGAAAGGTCTTGGTATCATCCTGGGCCAAGATGACATTCCGCTGCTCCAAAGGCAGCGCGTCAAAGGCTCGACGGGTCATGGGCAGGGCTCGAATGTTGATAGTCTCCATCTTGGTATCACCTCTCACAATCTCAGTTTTTTTAATTTCAGGCGCAGGGGGATTCGGCGCATTACGCTCGATTTCCTCCAGCTCTCCCTCCAGCTTTTCGATATCGGAGGAAAGTGTCTGTTTGGCCTCCTCATGGTCGGCCTTCTCGGTCTCATAGGTCTCGATCTCGGAATTGACGGCGGCCTCCTGCTCGGAATTGCCAGGCTCAACCTCTGCAATAGCAGCCTCCAACGCTGCCTCACGGGTTTGGAACCATCCATCCTTCTCTTCCAGTACGGCCAGCTCTGCCTTTTTGGCATCGATGGACCGCCGGAGCATTAGTGCTTTAAGCATTTCGTTTCTCCTTTCAGTTCAAAAAATAAGAGCGTGACCAACTACCAATCGGTAGCCAGCCACGCTCGGCTCTTCCGTCTCAACGCTTAGAGACGGGCTTTTTTATTTCCCGGCGCTTGATTTCGTAAACTTTCACGCCGTCTTTTATTGGGACAATCTCCACCCTTTCCCCTCTGGAAAGAATCGCTTCAGCTGCCTTCTTTGCCTCTTCACTTAGCACCATGCAATCTCTCCAACGCCCAGTGTTTCCATGCCTCAGTCTTTTTTCTTTTGATCTCGTCCAAGTCCTTCTTTCGGGCGCTCACAGTGGTGTCCTGGTAGGCGGGAAATGTACAGGGTGAGATTTCATACAATGGGGAGATTTTAGTGATGGTCCAGTGGACGCTGCCATCGTCCCGGTAATCCGCCTCCTGCGCAGCGATATCAAATCCAAAGGAACAGCCGGTAATGTCCCCCCGCTTGATGCGAGAATAGGCATTCATTGCGTCGCTGTCCTCATGGTTGATGTGAATACGGCCCCACAGCCCCCGGCTGTCCTGCTTGATCTCCATAGTTCCGGCGGATGTGCGCCCCAGCACCAAATCCGTGTTGTGGTTGTACAGAGCCCGCACATCGTCACTGACAGAATCATCAAAAGCTCCTGGAGCTATGCTCTCCGTAGCACCCGGCCACAGCTCGTAGGTGGAGTTGAACACCGAGAAGTATCCCTCAATGTAAAGATCCTCCCCGTCCTCTCTGGTCTCCATTTTATCCAGCGGGATATATCTATGTTCCATCATCATCACCTCCATTCTGTACTAACTTCCCTTGATCTCCCAGTCTATCCTCCGGGATATAATTCTCCAAAGCCAGCAATTCATTCATGTCCTCGTCCGGTGGTAGGTTCAGCCAACTTCTCCACTCGTTTCGTCTCAGAGCCATGCGGTCTACCATTTCCCCACCGGCACTCACCAGTTCTGTGATAGAGTAAGAATACAAACTCCAAGAATTGAAACGGAAAAACAAATCGTTGGAGTACAAAAGTTTTCTGGTCATTTCCTGCTCAATGCTTCTGGCAAGCGGCATGATGGTGGTATTCACAAAGTTGTTCCACTGGTCTCTGTTGAAGTCGCCAACCCCTAAAACAAATGGTGGGAGGCCAAGCACAGAAGCCACAGTTTTCTTATCAAGAGTTACCATAGCGTCCAAAGCCAGATCTGAAAGAGTCAGTGGCCGGATCTGTTCTACATTGAATTGTTCCGCAGGGATCAGCCAAGGTTCCCCGGCCTCTCCGCTCATTGCGTAATCATCCAGCAGTTTCTTTCTCCCTTCCGGCTTGGAGAACTCCTCTGTTAGAGCATCCACTTTGACAATGATGCTTGGTTTCCATTTGCTGGACATGAAACCTTTTTGGGTGGCTGCAGCCTGCTTGAGATTATTGGCCACATCTGCCAGGGATACCCGATATCCTGTCCCCAGCCATGGATATAGACTGTCTGGGTTTAGTACAAAATGAAGGACATTTTTGGGGTCATATTCCTTGCCATCAATGATGATCTTGTAGCCCCACCCATCCGGGATAAAGGATGCCATCGCCGGCGGAATCGGATTTAGGTCCTGTAATCTGCCTGCCCTGGTGTAAGGATATACCACGGCGTTTCCGTTGCCCTCAAGATATAGTGTTCGGACAATCCAGTGCATGAATTGTTCCCGTGTGGTATAGCTGTTTGGGTCAATATCGATTTTTCTGGCCAACCATCCCAGTGAGTCCACATCTGAGTCCACCGGTCTGATCCGTACATCTCCGCTTGGCTCATTGCGCATTAGGTGGACAGTCATAGAGCCAATCAGTCGGGCTATGGTATCCACTCCAGCGGCGATTTCCGGATTGTGCGCCAGTGAGGTATAGCCCTGACAGGTCAGCGTATCAAACGCTTCTCCGGAGCACATCCATGCGGCGCTTCTTTTTTGCGTGGGTTCAGCCCTCGCCCGCTGTTTGCTTCTTCGCTTATTCGCCAAACCAATCCCTCGCTTTCTTTGACCGCTCCATATTGTCCAGATATCGTATACAGGCAAACACAGATGCGTCAAATAGATCTATGCGGTGCTCCGGTTGCACTTTATCGTATTGAATTGCATCATCTGTTTTTTCTACTGCAGAAACATTTTCCACACAGTACTCATACGCCTCGGAATGGAGGTAGTATAAGCGCCCATCTTTCGCAGCTACCTCTAAGTGCCTGAATCCCTCCGACTTCCGGTAATAATACTGTGGCTGGTCAATGATCTTAAATCCTGCCTGTTTCATGCCAAGGAAATATTCTCTGCAGAACTTCCGATCGTGACCTACTTGGCGGATTTTAAATCCTTTTTTCCTCATTTCCACAAACCAGTTAACTACATCGGAGTGGTTGACGGTCGGACTGTTGCACAGAGTCAGCCAGCCGTCCTCTGCCCATCCGAAAAGAGGGATGTTGTCTTGATCAGCTTTGATATGGGCTGCTACCACAGGGAAAAAGGCGTGGGTAATGACGATGTCGGCGCCCTTGTAGTGACCGAACAGTGCCGCTGCCGTCAGGTCGTGGAGCTTTGACAGATCGGCCCCCCCATACCAATCAATGGGCAGCTTTGACAGTTGGTCGAGCGTCCAATCATATTGCGCATCAGACTTGCGGAACTCGTCAATATCAAAATAGGCCTTCATGGCGTTAGTGTAGACATTCAAACTTTTCGCGAAAAAGTCCTTTCGCTGTTGTGGATCGTTCTGGGCTTGCAGGGAATCATTGAGAATCTCTTCCGGCCGGATGGTTACGCCATAATTGGGGTTTGCCATCTCTTGGATTTTGGGGTCAGTGAAATTCACCGAGCCGTCTTTCACTCCTTCCGGCGCACAACACATGAAGATGAAATACTGCTCGTCCTTAACGGTTCCGTCCAACACCTTGCGGCAGTATTTAAGCCGCTGCCCTAAGAACGCCTGCTCATTGTCTCCAGCCGTAGAAATGCCGATCAGCAGTTTGTTTGTATATGCCTTCATGGCTTCCTTAAACAGATTGTACTGCTTCGGTTGCTTAAAGGCGTGTATCTCGTCACAGATAGCACAGGATGCATTGAGTGAGTCTTGCGCGTCTGGATTAGATGCCAGAGCACGGATAAAAAACGACCCATCCCCTAAGTCAGCCTCCATGCTGTGCTCATTGTTGTTGTCAATGATATGTACATGCCCACCGTCTTTTTGGTTTTCTCCCATGCGCACTACATTGTACTTCAAAAAGTTAAAACTCTCCAAGGACTGCATCAACGCGGCAGATGCAATGTACATTTTTGAACCAGACTTTCGATACCACAAAGATAGAGCCCATGCCAAAGAAGCAGCAAATCCCGTCTTTCCGTTCTTTCTGGGAATGTATATCAATGCTTCGTGAAATCGAACGATGTCAGTTCCGGCCATCTTGAATCCCATCAGGTTGTATATGATGAATTTTTGCCAAGGCTCCAGCAGAAATGGAGACCCTCTCAGCGGTGTCCCGTCCAGCTTTTCTCCCTGCTGGTGTCTCAAGGTATTCTCAATAATACCAATGCAAAACTCCGGTGCCTTTGGGTCCATCTCATAGGCCGGGTTCTCCAGATCAAGAAAAAATCTTTCAATCGCCTGTTTCAGTTCATCACAAGCAATCTTTCGTCTGTCCCGTATACTTTCGGCGTACTCCAGCACTGCGGACCAGTTCTTAGCTTTTGAGAGCTTGGAGCGCGGCGGCAAGTTCGCTCACCTTTTCCTTTTTGGGGCTGTCCCCCGTCATTTTTTTATAGCTGCTTGGTGTTAACCCTAACTCCCGCCAGTACGCCAAAGCGGATTTGTTGAGATCATCCCACAGCACAAGCAATGGATTTTTTGTCATGTTGGTTGCCCCGCCTTTGTTCGTGTACTCCCTTACAGGCTGGCTTCCTTCATCCTGATACTTTTTGTAAACCATATCCCGCTGCTCCAAAACATCAGCAAGCGTGGAAATTACCGAATCATACGCTTTTTCTGTCTGTCCCAGTTCAGAGAGCTGCTTTTTGATTAAGCTTTTCCACTGTTTTGCCGTCATATCATGTCCCTTTCGTCAAAATCTGCCTCAGAGTTGGAAAAAGTTACCCTCGCCGTTCCCTTTGGTCCCCGGGACGGGGGCCGATAGAGGGGGGGGGCTTCCATAGTCATCTTGGTTTTGTCCTTCTCATCAATGCCACACCATCAACCGTAAGCTTGTCTGTATTCCTGTCATGTAGCGTGTTGTGTATGGCCCGGCTTAGGCTTATTAGATTCCACAAGCAGTACGCATACTCTGGGTACTCGTCCACCGGGTAAATATGATGTACAAGTTCCGCCGGGATGTTCTTTCCATATCGCTTGGATAGCTGACACTTGTAGCCATCTCGGCACAGAGCAATTTTCGCCAAATGTTTCCACTCTTTTGAATTGTAATCAAATTTCCCCATCTTTTTTCGAAAATCCCCTTGACAAATATAGTGCACTATGCTATAATTTAACCATGGAAAGGAGGTCAGGACATTGAGCAACAAAAAAAGCGGTAACAAGAAAGTCAGCCCAGAAAGCAAACTCAATCTTGTTACCGCAATCCTCAATCTTGTGATAGCCCTCATACTTCTGTATGAGAAGTTCACAAGCTAGAGAGGCGAGGGGAGTAATCCCCTCCCTCCTAAAGGATAACAGATTGACTGCTCAGTGTCAAATTGTTATGCTGGTCTATATTTTATGTACCGTCAGCATTGTGCTATCTATTTGCTCCATCGTGATTTCTCTCCGAAAAAGGAGGTAATACAGTGGAAGAAAATAGAAAGTACACCACGCAGAAAAAATACCTGTCCACCCAAAAACAACTGCGCGTCTGGCTCGATCCAGACAAATATGCCGCTTTGAAACAGAAAGCGCAAAATAACGGGACATCGATCTATGCCCTTGTCAATGGCTGGGTAGATCAATACTTGCATGAGGAACCGGGGGAGTAATCCTCCGGTTTTTCCCGCCCCCCGTCTCCTGCAACCGCGGGGCGGCATGTACCCCTTTCGGGGTATGCTCCGGGTTTGGTCAGGCTTTCCGGGGGCCTGTCCCTTTCGGGTGGTGCCACCGCCCGCCTCGTGCGGCGAGGAGCGGCATATGTTAACAAATTGTTGTTGACTAGGACAAGTTTTCCGTGCGATAATATAAGTAGAAAGGAGGTATCATCATGGCAAGCGTATTTGATATTGCGGATTTCTTTATACAGGTCTCCAACCAAAGTGAAGATGACCAAATCACAAACTTAAAATTAAATAAACTCTTATACTTTGCTCAAGGTGCATATCTCGCACGAACAGGAAAGCAGCTATTTGATGAAAGAATTGAGGCATGGCAATTCGGACCTGTTGTTCCTGAGATTTATCATAAATACAAGGTGTGTGGTCGAAATGCAATCCCTACTGTCGAGGAAAATGTCTCGAGATCTCTTTTCCGAGACGATGAGTTCGATACCCTTCTAGATGTGATGCGGGAGTTCGGGCAATACACAGGAACTACACTCGTCACTTTAACCCATAAGCCAGGAACTCCATGGAGCAACGCTATAAGCTCTGGCCGTACTATAATTTCAGAACAAGAAATCCAGTCCTATTTTACCGATCATCCAATCCCACACTTTAAGAATCAGATTACGATTCCACAGGTTGATGCTCTCCCGTTCGACTGGTATGATCCAGACGAGGATGCGGAGTGGGAGGCTTACTTGTGAAAAAATGGGATATTTATTTTGCAAATGTGCCATTTGAAGACATCCCCCAAGCAAAACCACGCCCTGTTATTGTATTGGAGGATTCCACTGTCGTTGTGGATTGTTTGAAAATGACAAGTCAACCACCCCGCCAAGGAGAGTATGTTCTCCAATATTGGAAAGAGGCGGGTCTTATGAAGCCAACGGTCGTCCGCATATCCAAGCGGCTTCGCCTGTCTCCAAGCGATTTTATAAAGCGATTTGGGACGCTGCATCCGATTGACATCATTGAAATCCAAAAGCGATTGACGCTCTGACCATCCGCCCCTTCGGGGGCGGTTTTTATTTACCCTTTGATCTGAGTTCTGGAGCCGAGAGGCGGTAATGAGCCGCCACGGCCTCACCGCTGTTCCCATGGCTGCGGTCCGGCCTTCTGCTGCTGCACTCGGCATATTTTTGACTATCTGATACAAGTGCTCATTAAAATCATAAATCCCAAGTTCCAAACCATTCCGTTTAGGTCGTCTCTCTTCTTTGCTTTGAACGCTAAGTAAGCATTCACAATCATAAGAACAAGGCAGATAAATTCTACAATGATTCTAAGCACACCCATGCACTTTGCACCATCCTATGATAAAGTCTGCTTTCGGAGATTTTATCTCTCTCTCTTTTCAACTTGGGAAATTCTTTGGACGCGCTCCTGTTAGCCTTGCACTGATTGCAGTTGTTCTTGTTTTTGCAAAACCAGCACCCATCCTGCCCCCACCAGTACCAGTCTGGCATAGATGGCCTTGGTTTTCTCTTTGCTTTCCCCATCACGCCCTCCAAATTTTTATGCGCGCTTCCCGCTTAATTGTCACACCTGCGTCATATGGATATACCATATGGTACTTTACCCGATCCGGTACAGGCAGTTTTCAGCGGGATAGCGCTCGGTGGAAGTCATGGCACCGCCACCGCTTCCGCCACCATGACAGGCGGGCGTCATGTCCCTTCTCCGGGGCCGTCAGACGCTATAGGCTACCCGGTATAGTGTCTCTCCACAGTCTCTGCCGCATGGAGGGCGCGACCCTCCGGCCCGAATAGGTGGGCTGATGCGCTCGTGCGGCATATGTCCCCTGGCGGAAGGAAGCAGGAGGCAACATCCAACCGCCAGGAGGTGAGGAAAAGAAGGGAGCGTGGAGAAACCCCCACGCTCCTATTGTCACATAGATTCTGTTTTGTCTGCACCCGTTCGGGTGCACGAAACAAATTTTTCTGCGATACGCTAAAAGGTTACTCTCTTTCCCCTTCGTCCCAGCATAATTCATCCAAGCTAATATGATAATAATTAGCTATTATCTTCAGTTCGGACAACTTTGGTTCTCTTTCTCCCCGCTCATACCGTCTCAGCGTGTTAGTTCCAAGCCCGATCAGCTCAGACTGAACTCTCATACTCCGGGTCGGGCGTTCCCTCTCCCTCAGCCTCCTCAGCCTCTCCGGGAAATCGTTCAATGGCTATACCTCCTCATGCTGTCCACCCTCCCCGTCGTGGATGGAGCCGCAGTGAATCAGGTTCGGCCAGTTTTCCGGTTTCGCCTCGTCTTCCAGCGTCCAGTCGTTGCATAATCCATTCTCATCTGCCAACACATAGCACCCTTCGCTCTCCCAATAGGTTACGACACCAAGAATGCAGACGCACTCGTTCCCATCTTCATCCTCACCCCATTCTCCCAGCATATCGCCGGTGAATATCTTGTGTACTTCGGATGACGGCCACGCTTCCCGCCGTATGTCGATGTTGGTGTACTCGCAGACCGTGGAGGGGTCAACCTTGGCATATTTAATGTCCCTCGGCATATTCCAGTCTGCAAATCCACTAAACAGGATGATGTGGTCTACATCCTCGTCTTTCAGGGTGTCACCCATAGGCGCAAGCATACGGTTTTCATGCCGCATATAGTACCCTTCTATCCACTCGCCATTATCCAGCCGCTTGGCTTTGAATAGGATTTCTCTCATTGCTTCCCCTCCAGTCTTTTTCCCCAGCGCCTCAGCTTATTTTGCATGGTGCAGTAGTTTGGCCAGACATTCAGCAGATCGCAGCACAGCGCAACATCGCTTAACTCCTCAATGAGAGCCGCCCCTGCTTCCGCCTCTGACACCGGCGTTGGGTTCGTTCCGTCCAGTGTCCGTCGCAGCTTCAATGCTGCCTGTGCAAGCTCCGCAGCTTCTTCGCCCAGCTGTGCAAGAATTTCAGTTTTGGGGAGATCAACCTTCCCCGTTTCTGCTTTTGCCTCTTGATGTACAAATTGGATTTTGATATTAAACTCAGACACGGATGTCATACTCCTCTCTTAGTACAGTCCTAAGGTCCCACAGGTCCACATAGCCCTGCGCCACGCTGTCAGACAGGTCCTCTATCTCCTTCCAGATACGGTGCAGATCCTCGTTGGATGCGTTCTCCTTGTCCTTCATGACCGTAAGAAAGAGTACTATGGCAAGTGAGAGGGCCTTGTTCTGCGCATCTTGCTTTGCACGCTTGACATCCGCCTGAGTGGCTGGCCTACGGTGAGGGTTAGTTTTCTTCAGCATTTATGATGTCCTCGATGTTGCATGTCTGATTTAGGTAAATTGAGGGAAAGGAAGAAGCGGGAAGCCTTGTAAGATATTCCGATTCAGAAAAAACATAAAGGTCTTTGTTTGGGTTCTCTATTCTTTCTGCGTCCGGCCAAATTGTCTTGATAGCCTTTGCCCTCTCCACTTCCTGCTTGGTGAAGCGGTTCTTTTTATTCCTGGAGTCCATGTCTTCTAACTGGATGTCCCTGGGGCAGTTCTTGAAAATACATTCTCCGTTTTTTACGAGATATTCCAATGCGCATCCCCTACAATCATCTCCGCCCCCCAAAACCATCTCGCAGTGTGACTGGCACTCCCCCAGCGTCCAGTCCTTCAACGGCTTGTCCATGTTGGCCTCCTTTAGCTCCTTTGAAATTTCAATCGCTTCTTCAAGGCTTGATTTAAGTTCTTCGTAGTAATTGAAACTATCCTCCACCACCTCGTAGCCCAAAAGCCTGGCGTATTCCTCCGGGTGGTCAATGGCGTATCTGGTTCTGAATCTGGTGTCGGGGATCTGCCAGACGCTATCATATATTTCTCCCGTTTTACTCAGAAACTTCATGGGCGGCCTCCTTCCGTTCTCCGTAGGGGCAGAAGTCCTCTGGCCTCACAATCCCCATTCGTCCAATTCCACACTCTCCGTAGCAATCAGAAAACATAAGATGCTTGCAGTCCTTACAGAGGACAACATGGACAGCGTCAACGGTTGTGGCTTCAGAAATCATATTTTGAATGTTTTGTACAGCAGTAAGTGCTTCTGATGTTGCGGGGCAACGCCAGTCTTCATATTGTTTCACTACTGCGTCCAGCTTATCTGCATCAACAGCCTCATGCTCTGTCTCCCTATTCCAATCGCACGGAATAACCCCACGACAAAAATAGCATTCTTCCTCAGTGTTAAATCTGCAATTTTTGCAAGTCATTTGCTTATTGCAGTATCCCTTGATTGTTTCAAAGGCTTTATCAACCTTGTTAGTCATGGCTCTACCTCCCGCATATCTGCGCCGCAGTTGGGGCAGTACGGCTTATGCCTATTGCTTTTAATTCCTCCAATTCCGCTATGCTTTCCGCAAGCAGAACACCACGACTGCATCTGTCCATATCGTCCAGTTGGTTTATCAATCCACCGCCCATGCCGCACAGGGGTGGCTTCGATGGTTGGCAGCTTCTCGATCTTCGCCACAGCCTCCCACTTGTACGGACTGTCAACCGCAGCCAAAGCATCTCGCCGCCGTATTAAATCATCATTCATACATTTCCTCCAATTTCATGTCATTATTTTTGTCGATCTCGTCAATTTACATTATACCTCATGCGGTATATAATGAAGTCACAAACAAGGAAAAGGAGAATTGACATGACAATGCTTGATATTCTGAAAGAACGCCTACCAGAAGGGCTTACCATCGCAAAGGTGAAAGATAAAAGCAACGCAAGCCAAATACAAATCTGGTTCGACTACGAGGAAGTAAAAGGTGTTGTTAGCTGGTTGAACAAAACATGCGCTCCCGGGTGTGCAGAGCGTGTCTGCGACGCCACTATCAATGCCGCAATGGCCGGTGTTGGCCTAAAACGAAAAGACCAAGAAATGGCGAGTTACTGGCTCGGCAAAACGATGAATATGGAGTGATACAATGCACATATCAATCCGAGAATATGCGAAGTCTGTTGGCGTTGAGGTTGTCGGAAATCTCACCTACATGGGAAAATGGGATTTAAGCCACCGATGGTATCAAGATGAAGCACACAACGCATATCTAGTTGACACCTCACTTGGTTCTGTTCGTATCATCAAAAGCAAGAGTGGGGTGGACAAACATGACTGACGCTCAAAAGAGAGCAAAGCAGAAGTACCGTGATAAATGCAAACATCTACAAATCGTCCTGTATCCAACAGATCAAGATATCATTGACCATTTAGATACCAAAGAACAATACTCCACATATATCAAGCAGTTAATCCGACAGGACATGAAAGGCGCTCAGTAATGGGTGCCTTTTCTTTTTCTTTCAATCATGGCCCTCATGGTCTACCTCCCTCATATCTGCTCCGCAATAGGGGCAGAAATTACACTTCGCTCTCAATACACGACTGTCACACTCGGAACAAGTAAAATAACCGATTTCCGGCTCCAAACATACCCACTTTCCACGCCGCACAGAAACAGCGTCTATGGTTGGCATAGATGCAATTTCAAAGTCCTATACACCGTGAATACTTTTACCAGTTGCGAGGTTATACCAACCGCTATGTTCCATCAGTTTATCAGCGTCAATCAGTCTCATTGTCTGCTCCTTTCAGCGGTCTGCACCACAAGCAGGGCACATGGTACACGGTTTCCCATCCAAACTCGACGGTGGATTGTATATGCACACATCGCAAGGTGACAACTTGCTCCGTTCCTCACGCTCTTGGAGGGCGGAAAGGCATACATTAGCAACATCCGGAGTTAACTCATCCGTGGTGTAGAGTTCATCGTAATAATCGTCCAGATATTCTACCAGCCATTCAATCGCTTCACGGTCAGTCATTGTTCAGCCCTCTATTCTCTCCATCACTATCCGCATAGCCTCGTTCGTTTTTGGCTGCCCACAATTTGGGCAGAAATTCAGTTCTTGCTGAACGAAAAACCCACAGTTTGAGCATTCACACCATGGTAGTTTGAAATATCCAGTTGTAGATTGATTTGACTGAATTTTGTCGTGTATCCAATAACCTCGTATCTTATTCAACTGCTCAATCGGCTTCTCAATGTCCATCATCTCAATGCCTCACAGCTTCTTCTCTGGTTATGTAATGATGGATGCCCGGAGCGCACTCGTTCCATCTATTTGTGTCAAAGTTAACAACGGAAACTTCCTCTCCAACTCTATAAATGAAGTTCGAGTCATGATCGCTTTTAACCTCCGTTTTTCCTTCTTCCCCTTCAAAATTAGTAATGCTAACGACAAACGCTTTACTTGCACGGCACTTTCTACTTGTCGCAGACGAGCGCAACGCATCCTCCGGGATTTTCAATTCCACAATATAACCGCCAGCTTTTTTGAACGCCGTGTATTCCCCTTTTTCTGGGCAGAAGATTGGATAAAACAGATTTTTTGCTTTTTCAATCGAATTGGCTCCGGACAGGTTGGCTCCGGACAGGTTGGCTCCGGACAGGTCGGCTCCGTACAGGTTGGCTCCGGACAGGTCGGCTCCGGACAGGTCGGCTCTGGACAGTTTGGCTCCGTACAGGTTGGCTCCGGACAGGTTGGCTC